ACGGTTCTACGGCTACGCTGACTGTGCCAACTAATTCGTCTGTAGCGTTTCCCATTGGAACAACAATTCTTGTGGTGAATGACAACTCAGGCAACCTTACGATCTCTGGTGCTGGTGTTACGTTTCAGTTAGCTAACGGAGCAACAGGCAACAGAACAGTGGCTACAAAGGGTTTGGCAACATGCCTGAAAACAGCAACTGATACATGGTATGTCTCTGGCGCAGGAGTGACCTGATATGGCTGGCGCACTAAGTGCAATGATCGCTGCTGCGTTTGCTGGCATAACTGGCGTTTCCGTGTCATATCTTGTAGTTGCTGGTGGTGGGGGCGGGGGTCGTGCTGGAGGTGGCGGTGGCGCTGGGGGATTTAGAACGAGCACTTTAACCGCAAGCCTTTCAACCAATTACGTCATTACTGTTGGCGCTGGAGGAAATGGTGTCTCAGGAAACTCAGGAACAAAAGGAAATGACTCATCAATTGGGTCTCCGTTTTCCATATCATCAACGGGCGGCGGTTACGGTGGTGGCGGGAATGTCGGGGGTGTATCGGGTGGCCCTGGTGGATCAGGCGGTGGTGGTCAAGGGTATTTGACAAACGGAAGCGGAGGGTTGGGTAATCAAGGTGGTTATAGCCCAGTAGAAGGTACAAAAGGAGGAGATGCAAACGATATAACAGGAACTGCCTATGGTGGTGGAGGCGGTGGAGCTTCGGTTGCTGGTTCAGTATCTTCCGTTTCTGGGCCCGGTAATGGCGGCGCTGGTTCTTTAGGCCCATCTTTTGCTAATGGATACGGTCGGTCAGGAGCCTCAGGATCAGGTTCTGGTGATTATTTTGCTGGAGGTGGAGCAGGTGGAAGCAACGCTGCTGCGAATGTAGGAACAGGTGGAATTGGTGGAGGCGGCGGTACAAATACAGCCGGAGCGTCAAATTCTGGAGGCGGTGGTGGCGGTTCTTCAGGCGCTGCTGGGGGCAACGGCGGCTCAGGTATCGTTATTTTACAGTATCCAAACACTTATACAATTTCCAATCCCGGTGGCGGTCTTACATTAAGCACTACAACAGTAGGCGGCTACAAGATAACCGCAATTACAGCCGGAACCGGCAATGTGTCGTGGAGTTAATGATGGCTCATTACGCATTTTTGGATGAAAACAATATCGTGACTGAAGTCATCGTCGGTAAAGACGAGGGCGAAGAAGGTCGTGATTGGGAACAATGGTACGGTGAGTTTCGTGGGCAGGTTTGCAAACGTACAAGTTACAACACCATCGGCGGGGTACACAGATTAAACGGCACACCATTCCGTAAGAACTACGCAGGCATTGGCTATACCTACCGAGCAGACATCGACGCATTTGTGCCGCCAAAGCCTTTCCCGTCATGGATTCTGAACGCTAATGCACAGTGGGAAGCGCCAGTAGCAATGCCTCAAGATGGCAAGATGTATTCGTGGGATGAAGAAGCAGTCAATTGGGTAGAGGTTAATAATGGCTAACGTCCTTAATGCAGCTACCGCTGGAACCTCGATTACGTCTGACAACACAGACATTCTTGAGGTCAAGACCGGAGGTACGCTAGCACTTACGATTTCCTCTGCACAGGCTGCAACCTTTGCTAAACAGTTAGCACTAGCATCCACCTCGTCTCAGATCGGTGCAAAGCTACAAGGTGTGGTTGAGACCATCACAGTCTCAGCAACAGCGGCAACGGGCACTATCAACTTTGACACAACAACCCAAGGTGTCTTGTACTACACAACAAATGCCTCTGGGAACTTCACAGTTAACTTCAGAGCCTCTTCTGGCACTTCGTTGAATACTGCAATGGCGACAGGCGAAGTCCTAACCTGTGCCTTTCTGGTGACGAATGGAAGTACTGCTTACTACAACTCTGCCGTACAGGTGGATGGTTCGTCAGTCACTCCTAAATGGCTAGGTGGTACTGCTCCTACTGCGGGTAACGCTTCTTCTATAGACGTTTACTCTTACTCCATCATCAAGACTGGATCAGCTACGTTTATGGTCTTGGCTTCGCAGACCAGGTACGCGTAATGCCAGTTTTGTCTACGCTTGGCAATATTTCTTCAAAAGGATTTGGTAGCGCCGGATCAAGAGGGCCGACCACGATTGGCGAGTTCTGGCAAGGCGGTTACTACGCAGGGCAAATTTCTTTTGGCGGCAACACTTATTATTTATTAGTTGCTCCGCTCGCAACAGGTGGATCACAAAAACAATTTGGTACGAGCAACTTCGTATCTTCGCTGGGTCTTTCAACCTATGACGGCGCGACCAACACAGCAGAGCTCGATTCGGCTAGCTACCCAGCGGCACAGTGGGCTTCAGCACTGACAATCAACGGTTACTCGGATTGGTATCTTCCTGCGCTTTATGAATTAGAAATTTGCTATTACAACCTCAAGCCGACAGCGTCATCCAACAACACCTCTGTTGGTTCGAATCCTTATGCAGTTCCTGCGAGGGGGTCCAACTACACGACGGGATCACCGGCGCGAACAAGCGTTGCCGCATTCCAGTCTGGAGGCTCGGAAGCCTTTGCTACCGCTATCAACGCAGGCAGAACGTGGAGCAGTACAAATACAAGCTCAGCTTCGACTCAAGCGAGGCGAATAGAATTCGATACAGGTCTGCAGTTCTCTAATGATAAGACGGCCAACTATTACGTGAGGGCCATTCGTAAAGTTTTGATATAGGACAAGACATGAAAATTTGCGTCTATGCAATCGCAAAAAATGAAGAGCAATTTGTAAAAAAGTTTTGTGATTCGGCAAAAGATGCCGATATGATCCTGATCGCTGACACGGGATCTACGGATAACACTGCGAGTTTAGCTAGAGAATGCGGCGCAACTGTCTACGATATATCAGTTAAACCTTGGCGGTTTGATATGGCGCGAGATACAGCGCTATGCCTGATTCCTGGCGACTACGATGTTTGTGTTTCTCTCGACTTGGACGAGATTTTAGAACCAGGATGGCGCGAGGAAATTGAGCGAGTCTGGACCCCAGAAACAACCAGACTGAGATATAAGTTTGATTGGGGGCACAACATTCTTTTCTTTTACGAGAAGATTCATCATCGAGTTGGCTACCATTGGCATCATCCGGTTCATGAATACCCAAGACCCGATCAGCGCACAAAAGAAGTCTACGCGCACACTGACAAACTTTTAGTTTCTCATCATCCCGATCCGACAAAAAGCCGTGGGCAATACTTAGACCTTCTAAGGATGGCGGTAAAAGAAGATCCGCGATGCCCTCGAAACGCTTTTTACTTTGCCCGTGAGCTGACGTTTTACAGTCTCTGGGATGAGGCGATTACCGCTCTTAATTCATACCTCAACATGCCAGAGGCTACTTGGCCTAACGAGCGGTGTTATGCCATGCGTCTTTTAGGTAAGGCTTACGATGAGAAACTCGACTACTGGCAAGCGCTGAAGTGGTACAGAATGGCTATTGCCGAGGCTCCAGGAACAAGGGAACCGTGGGTCGATTTTGCTATGTCGGCTTACAGAAAGCATATGTGGAAAGAATGCTTTCACGCGTCTACAATGGCGCTAGAGATTAAAGATAAGGAACTGGTATATACCTGCGATCCTGAAGTTTGGGGGTCTAAGCCTTATGATCTGGCAGCAATCTCAGCCCATAATCTCGGACTAAAAGACGAAGCGATACGATACGGGCAAGCGGCGGCAGATCTTTCGCCGGATGATGAACGACTCGCTAGGAATCTTGAATATTATGGACTCACAAACGCTGCTTAACATTGCTTTCGGTGTTTTATCAGCCGCATTTGGTTGGTTTTTTCGTGTGGTTTGGGAAGCTCAGCAAGAGCTACAGCGCGACCTAAGAGACCTAGAAAAGGGTCTTCCCCACGCTTACGTTCTTAAGCCAGACTACGAGAAAGACATCAGCGACATAAAAAACATGCTCGCTAAAATCTTTGACAAGCTAGATCACAAGCAAGACAAATGAGTTTTGAGACAGCATACGACAAGATGATGGTCGATGAAGGTGGCTATATCCTTCATACAATCCCAGGCGATACCGGCGGAACAACCTACGCGGGCATAGCAAGAAACAAGAATCCGCAATGGGCTGGATGGTCTTTTATAGACGCTAAGCAAACTCCGCCCACAGAGTTAGTCAGAGATTTTTACAAAGCCAACTTTTGGAACCCAATACGCGGTGATGAGCTTAACCCTGCTATTGCTGAATCCATCTTTAATTTTGGTGTTAATGCTGGCGTATCGGTCGCAATCAAACTTGCTCAAATTGTGGCTAAAACCGCTCCTGATGGCGTTATAGGCCCAAAGACCATATCAGCTCTCAACGGCATGTCAGAAGAGCTCTTTATCGCTCATTACGCTCTCGCAAAGATTGCTCGATACAGAGACATCGTGCAGCGCGATAGAACCCAAATTAAGTTCCTCCTTGGCTGGCTAAATCGAGCGCTAAGGCTATGAACCCGCTAGGCATAGGCGCAATCATCGATTCCGTTGGAAAGGTTGCTAGCGACCTTATAACGACAGATAAAGAGCGCATAGAACTAGAGTTGGAAGGCAAGCGTATAGATCAAGCAACCGATCTAGCGCAAATGGAAGTCAATAAGACCGAGGCGCAAAATCAGAATTTATTTGTATCTGGTTGGAGGCCAGCAGTAGGTTGGGTTGGCGCTGCGGCTATGGCTTATCAATTCTTACTTTACCCACTACTTGTTTGGGCGTGGGTTTGGCTACAGGCTGAGCAGATAGTTCCCAAAGAAGTAAAGCCTCCGCCCATGTTGGACACCGAGGCTTTGTGGGTCATCCTTTCCGGGATGTTGGGGATTGCTGGAATGCGGAGTTTTGAAAAGACGCGTGGTGTAGCTCGGTAAGTTTACGTTTCACCATATCACCTACCGAGTCACCGTGATGTTTTGCAATCTGTTCAATTAGCGGAAGCCGCCGAGTCTTAGGCTTCGATAAAAGCCAGTGAGCCCAATCCTCGATGACCAGCGGCATAACCTTTTCGTAAGCTGCCGAAATTTCCTGTCGATCACTGCTCTTGACTTCCTTGATGATCGAAAGCCAGTTCTCCGAGGCTCCAGGCTCGAAATGCTTTATGTTTTTCGATGGTGTCTTCGCACTCTGTGGAGGGCGGCTTCCAACCGTACTGTCGCCAGATTTCTTCGACAGGCTTGAAGGTTCGCGGGGTTCTTTGCTCTGCAATTAACTCTCTCCAGCTCATGCTAGCTTCCTTTGCATTGTGTCAACTTCCGCTAAAAAAGTCATTACGTCTTTCTCTAGATCTTCGATGTCTTTGGGATCTGGTTGAAACCGAACAATAAACAACTGAAGATGCTCGGGCAACCGTGGGTCAAACGATACAAAATCAACCCACTCTCTACCGGTACAGGCAAGCTGAGCAAGCATCTGGTGTTTGTGCTCGGAAGGCGGTTCGCCTTTCATCATCCAGCCTAAATGTGTAGACGTTTTTGGGCATTTGATTTCTAGTAATCCGTCTGTCCATACAAGACCATCAGGCGAAGCTGCAAAGTTTGGAATCGTCGGGTGATCGACGATAGCGACCTGCTCAACCCAGATGCCTGTTTTAATTTCATATGCAGCCCGAGCGAGCGGTTCGTTTGCTGTTCCCCATTCCATATAAGCATTCGTATAAGACTCAATTGGCGAGCCTGTAAGACGCTCTGTGATGATATCGGCTATGTAGTCGGCTCGCGCAGCCGTACCTTTTTTTGCTCTAGCGGCGGACACGCGGGAAGCTGTCACCTTTCCGAGCCGAGCAAGTTTCCATTCCTCGGTTCCCTGCTCCATCAGAACGGAACCTCTTCATCGTTATCTATTTCTGCTTTAGGTCTACCGCTTAGCATCTGCATCTGGTCGGCAACGATCTCAGTGGTGTACTTATCGTTACCGTTTTTGTCTGTCCACTTTCGTGTTTCGATACGACCTTCGACGTAAACCTGGGAGCCCTTCTTTACGTACTTATCGACAATCTCGCCTAGCTTTCCCCAGAAAACAATACGATGCCATTCTGTTTTTTCCTGGCGGCTACCGTCTTGTTGCTTCCAAGAATGTTTGGTTGCTAGCGTCAAGGTACAAACAGCGACTCCTGCATCCGTATATTTGATCTCTGGATCTTTTCCTGCGTTGCCGATGATGATCGCTTTGTTTACCGAACCCATACTTTTCCTCTTTCAAATAAAAACCCGATTGTTTTGCGGTGGGCTTCTTCCCACATCGCTTCTTTTTCCTGCTTATTCATGCGATGCCCTTGGTCTATAGCCATGTGACACCGATAACACAGGGCGGCAATCCTGTAGTCATGAGCCTTTATCCCTTTACCTTTCCCGTCGCGTAGCTGGTTGGAATGCGCGGCTACGACGGTTCCATCTTCCGCGCCGCACAAAACGCATTCAAACTCACGAACGGTTTCCAGTAGTTTTTGGTTTCTATACAAGTTTCATCTCCGCTCTGTTAGACGCTTCTTGAGACCTCCAGACTTCGATGTGAGCCTGAGCTGAGATCATCTTCCATCTTAGAGCTTCTTCTTGTTCTACGGCCTTTTTAAGCTCTTTTAGAAGCTCTTGGTAGTCTTCATGAGCGTAAGCATCACGTTCCTGAGCGGCAACCGATCCTTCGATGTGTTGCATAAGCAAAGCCTTTTTTACCTTGCGAAATTCCTCAAGATAGACCCGCTCTGCCTTTGCTTTTGCAATCAGCTCGGAATGCTTATAAATGAACTCGACTGCTTTGTTGGGGGTCATATTTATAAACACCTCAATATTTCAACAGAAGAATTTGTGGTGCAGGATTTATAAGATTGTTTTCCCCAGGTGCCTGACAAATAAGCAGTAATTGCGCCGGATAAAGCTCTTGGGTCAAAGTCATTAAAAGGAATGACGGCGACATCCCCAATTTTTACGTCAATCAAAAAAGGTTTGAAATAGTTAGCCATTAATCCGGGTTTGTATTTTCGTGATTTTTTAAGTTTTTTTGCGGTTGGCAATTCACCGTAAGTTTTACCTTCTTCGTCAATTACAAAATATTTACATCCAGACGCGTTAAGCAGTCTTAACGCTTTATCTATAGCTAACGCTTTTACTGTGTTCATTGTCCTATTCCTAATGCATCCCC